CCACGGAGATGGAGACATCCACCTCACCTGCGTAGCACAAGCCCATGACCCCATCGAGATGCTGAAGACACTGGCCAAGCTGGAAGACGTTCGGTCAGTGGAACTCACCGATGCAAAGGGAAATGGAATCATCATCCACAAACAAATCTGATCCATGCACAAGTCCTCAACACACGACATCGTCAACGCACTCAACATCCTCTCCACCGAGATCTGCTCCGTCGATGGAGCAGCCAACGCTCTATGCGCCGAGGCGTCAGCTCGAATCCTGGAACTCGTCACCATCACAAAGGATCTGACAGCACATATCGTTTCCAATCCGGTGCATCACCCAAAGTGTAACGCCGCAACCAAAGGCAACTATTGCAACTGTATGTTGGCCAAACTATCGCACCCATGAAGACTCCACGACACGAGCAGCCTTGGTACGAAGCACGGTTGGAAAACAATAAGAAGCCGTCCAAGATCACCGAAGAAGAACGAACCATACTCACCGAGGAGAATCGCAAGCTCATCGAGGATGCGCCACGAATCATCTCGTGGGGAGTTGCCAACGGATGGATCGCTTATCCAATAAAGGAACAACGTAAATGGAAGATGCAAGAACTTGGTTCGTCAACCGAACCAACCCAGCAATCATCGTCGAACTCATCGGATGCGCTCAGTACCGTCTGGCCGAACTCCGAACTCCAGTAGTCATATATCGCCGGGGCGACAATCTATACGTTCGCCTCGAATCTGAATTCCACTCCAAGTTCGTAATAACAAGCAGGCCATAGCCTCCGCAGTCCAACTCAGCAACGAATCAACGACATGACAACGCTCGAACGAGCGGCTCTTTGGCTTGCCAAAGTACCGCCAGCCGTCTCAGGACAGAACGGCCATTCAACCACCTACACCGCCGCCGTGGGCCTTGTACACGGCTTCCAGCTAGGATACGGGGACGCAATGACCCTGCTGTCCGAATGGAACCTATCCTGCCAGCCACCATGGTCCGACAAGGATCTGGCCCACAAACTCCGTGAAGCATCCTCCCGGAGCCACGACAAACCAGCGGGCCACTTGATCCAAAGCACCAGCGCGGGCATGGACCTCTCGCGTGTGACCTTCAAGCGGCCTACTCCCACATCCGTACCTGGTGCTTCCGAGTTCCAGAAGTTCCTCTCATCCGCATTCGCCGCCACCGAGGTGGTGTGCATCTGCGAGCAGGTCGAGGACGGTAAGCCAATGACCTCTGGATCGTTCCTGCCGGTCGAGGATTGGATTAAGCGATTCGATTCCCCCGACTCCATCCTGTTCCGACCCGACCGAGCCGAAGGAGTCTACGTCCGCATCAACCCGTTCAAGCCCAACCTCTACAGCGGCTCAGACAACGATGTCAGCGCGTACCGCCATGTCCTGGTAGAGTTCGATGACAAACCCAAGGCCGAGCAGGAGAAGCTCCTCCGCGACTCCGGTCTGCCCATCAGCGTTCTCATCGACTCCGGGGGCAAGAGCATCCACGGCTGGGTCCGGGTGGACGCTCCATCCCGCAAGGAATGGGATGCTCGCCGGGATCTCATCTATTCCTCCATCCCCGGCATCGATCCGAAGAACAAGAACCCATCACGGTTCTCACGGCTCCCCGGAGCATGGAGGGGTGAATCGCAACAGAAGTTGTTGGCCACTAACCTAGGCGCAAACTCATGGGAGGATTGGCTTACCGCCCGCGAGACCGATGAGGATCAGTCCACCATCGTCACGGTCAAAGACCTCATGGACTTCGATCCGGACAACGATCCGGATAACCTGATCGGCAATCGATGGATCACCCGCGGTTCCTCCATGATCGTCAGCGGTGGTACCGGGATCGGGAAGTCCAGCCTGATGATGCAGATCGTCATCCGCTGGTGCCTCGGCCTCGACTTCTTCGGGATAAAGCCGGTGAAGCCATTGAAGATTGGGGTCATCCAGGCCGAGAACGACAAAGGTGACCTCGCCGAAGCATTCCGCGGGGTGGTGCATAAGAGATTCAGTCTCGATCAGATGAACCAGCTCCAGAAGAACTTGGAGTTCCGCACCGAGACCATCCGCACCGGGGAACAATTCTTAGCCTACGCCCGCCGGTTCATTCACAAGTCAAAGCTGGATCTCATAGTGGCCGATCCATTGTTCTCCTACTTCGGCGGAGACCTCAGCGATCAGTCCGAGGTCAGCGTATTCCTTCGCAACAAGCTCCAGCCCATCCTCCACGAGACCAAGGTCGCATGGATCTGGATGCACCATGTCTCCAAGCCTCAGCGCAAGGAGAACGGAGAACCACTCACCACTATGGAACTCGCCCACTCAGGCTTCGGCTCCTCCGAACTCGCCAACTGGGCGCGGGAGATAGCGGTTCTCCATGAAGTAGGCCAATTCAAGCCTAGAAGGTTTCAGCTCGCCTTCTGCAAGCGGGGAGGGAGGATTGGACTCCCGTCTCCCATTCTCAATCTTCAACACTCAGCCACCGGCATCCAGTGGGAAGAGTCCAACCCCCTAGCGTTCACGGGAGCGGAGCTGAAGAAGGAGAAGCCTTATCGCCCTCAGCCAAGGCGTCGCGCATAGCCTTAAACCATTCATCATCCTCAATCGTTTCACGGGCCTTCTGCATAGCCTTGCGGCATTCGGAGGCCCTTTTCTCTGCCTCCATGACCTCGGGATCAATGGCGGGTTCAGGCTCTGGCTCAGGCTCCTCATCCCCACCGCGCTTGCTCGAACGCTTCCTTTCGAGTTGGCCAATGAGTCGTTCATGCTTCTTCACCGAGGTCTTCAGATACGCAACATCACGCTTCAGGTCATTGACCATCCTCAAGAGCAACGACACCCGATCCTCATCCTCCGGCGGAACCCAGTCACAACCACGCCACTGCCTATGAACCATGTCATAAACTATGACCTGGGACTTCTTGTTCCTCATGGAATTGAAAGCCCGGATCGCCCGACCCAACTCACAGGCAAGATTCTTTCGGATGTAGGCCAGTACCTCGGACTTGTCCGGGTCGGCATCGTGGCGTTGCGGGGGCATCAGTCGGAACATCGACCGAAGCGTGGAACCATTGTCGAGATAACTCATAGCAAGAACAGAATGCATCGTGTAGGCTTCCGCGTCAATGTAAAGGAATGTTGATTTTGCATCCCACCCCACAAAGTTAGCATCCCCCCTGCTACTCTCCCTTAGAGGGAGACTTACACTCCCTCTAATAAGGGAGTTAAAAACCGCAAACGCCGCGACGCTCTGGGGGACTGACGCCCCCCGCTGCGGCTGCGGTTTTTCGAAACCCTCCCACTGATTGCGAAGTATTGGGTTGGATGGAGGATGGAGGATAGCGATTGCTGGAGCGGGAAGGGCCCTAGGATCGCGTTTGATTGCTGGATGGTGTGTGGGGAGCGGAATGGGTGGTATCGTCGCTTAGAACAGGACTGCTTGGATTGGCCTACTCGACCGCACCATGATTCCGGATTTCCCGATTTCCGATTCTGGATTTCCGAATTCCGAATTCCGTATGGCGTATGGAGAATCCGGAATACCGCACCATGTACCGCATGATCCCGAAACAGATTTCGGGATGATACCGGCGGGGTCGCAGGGGATGTAACGGGGTGGGACATGGGGTGTCTTACCCTGGAGTGCTATGCAAATAACCTGGCGGAGTGTAGGGGGGGAACGAAAGGAAGGAATGGCCTACTAAGGAAGGGAAAGGCGGGCGGGCGGGCGATGCCATAGGGGCAAAAGAAAACCCCAAGGGGATTCCTTGGGGCTTGGTGAATGGCTTGGATTAGTTACCGGCGAGAGCCGATAGAATGAGAAGGAGGGTGAAAAGTAGACACAAGGCGAGGTAACCTAGTACGCGGAGTAGGGGCTTCATCGGAAATCCCTTCCATCGATGACCTCGAGACGCATGCCAAGGGGAACAAGCTTCTCCTCGATTATCGGGCGGACTCGGTCGGCGCAATCGGCGCAAAACACCTTCACCGAAACGTACTTTTCACCCTTGCAAGCGGATAGTTCCACAGCCCGCCGATAGTCCAGAATTACCCCGCAGTCGGGATGACAACAGAAGATCGCTCGGCCCACGGAAAACTTGAAGGCGTCCCGCTGAATGAGATCGAAAGCGGTTTTCATAGGTTCAAAGGAAAACGTGGACCATAGTTCCATCGGGAAGGGAACCAGTGACAAAAGCCCGCTTCCACGGGTTCTGCGATGGGGGGGTGGACCGCTCCTTCCAATCTTCGGCAACGAATCGCTCAATCAATTGAAGGGCTGCTTCACGATGGACCGAATCACCGGACAATTCATAAGGGTAAGGGATTGTACGGGTTCCCCTTTCGCAGGATGCTTTGATGCGGGCACCCTTCGTGTCCGTGGGGGGTAGGTATTTGGTTTGGATTGCTTGCATAGTTTGAGAGGGCATCAATTGCCCGTGGAACCCACGCTTGCGCATGGGCTCTCCGGGGAATTCAAGCTTGGGCTTCGATGAAATGCCGACGACCGGTCCCGTGGGCAGGAATGTGGATTGAGAGGATACCGCTTCGGGACCCGTCGCAGAATAGACAGTCGGCGCATGAGGTCCCGTTGCGTTCACTGGCGCATAACTTTTCGAAACTATGGTGATCTAAATCCGGGGTCACACGGAAAGTTGACCAGCCCATGGATCGGGCAATGAGGAGTTCGGCTGTCGTGTCCACGCTGGCCATTAGGATGGAACGCCAAGCTTGCAAGGAAGGTTTTCTCCACTGGTGCGTATAGCCCGTGTGACCAGAAGCGACACCCGCGATCGCGAGCGCAAGGCTCAAAGGAATATGCGTGGGGTCACCATATGCGCCGAATCGGACTTTCCTACCAACGAAACACTCGAGGGAGCGCAAGGGGGGGTAATTGCCCGCTTTCCACGCACGCCAAATGCCAAGGGGGGCTTGGCCAGCGTTGACGTAACACGAACGACCGGAGCCGTCGCCGTTGCCACGGTGGACGCAGTTTCCACAGATTAAGCGATCAATTCCCGTGCGGATTGCTTGGACGGGGTCAACGGCTTTGACCAGAATCCACACTTGGACCATGTCGCCCGTTTTCCGATTGTCGGATTTGGTGGAGAAGCCCGTCGCGATTACGACACGGGCTGAATCCTCATGGAGGACAAAGCCGTTGCTCATCGGATGCCTCCGATAGATTCGATGAGGGCGACGAGGGCCATCACAAGCGCAAAGGCCAGAATGGCAAGGGGACCGTGGTATTTACTGGGGATTTTCATGGTGTTTTGAAGCTCCAATCGTTGGAGCGTGGGGAGAGAATGCGATGAGATGCGATGCTTTGCAACGGGAAACGACAGAAAATGGAAAATAAATTCTCAGGCATACTTTGTGTCGCAAAGTGAACCCATGGAAATCGCCCAGGTGAAGGAAGGAAAAACGGGAAAGGGAAGCAAGGGAGGGAAGATTGGGAGACCGCAGAAAACCCTTTCGACGGATCAGGTAAAAAGAGCAATCGAGGCCGCACGCTTGGGAATCCCTGCGGAGCGCATCGCAATCGGT